CTCTTACCTTTTGGATAATAAACAGCGACCACTCATTCTACGTCCTCTTCAGGAAGAAATCATCAAACAATCGCTTATACATCGGGCCGATGGTGAACACCGAAAGGTAGCTATTCTCGCGCCACGAGGAAGTGGAAAGTCATTCGCACTTTCAGTAGCCGTTATTATCTATATGTTTTTTAATAGATTTAGAGACCTTATATTTGTTTTGGCTCCTTCTGAGGACCAAGCTGCTTTGATTTTTAATTATGTCTATCGACACTTTGCTGATAATAAGATGTTAGACAGTTTAGTTAGTAACTATAAGTTTCATAACAAACCTAGTATAACAATGAAAGGAGGTACTGTTATGAGAAGAGCGCCTTTGGCTCCGAGTAATCAAGGACAAGCTATAAGAGGACAACATCCTACATTTTGTATAGTTGATGAGTCTCCCCTTATAGACGATAAACTCTTTATCGATAATGTAGAGCCAGCGATAGTTTCTAACATGGCTCCTTTTATTAATTTAGGAACTCCTAAATCTAAAGACAATCATATGTGGCGTTATCTATATGATGATGCATATGTGGAAACATTCACGCGGCTACACTACACATGGCGCGATGCTATTAAAAAAGGACGAGCTTACGAGCCTCCTTACAGTGAAAAACAAATGTTAGATAAAATGACGGAATGGGGGGAAGACTCCATCTATTGGAGAACTGAATATGAATGCGAGTTTGTAGAAAGTGTATCGAATATATTTAACCCACAAAAAATAAAGGCGTGTTACGATGGATATGACATTACTACTCCCGAAAACTTGGAATCGTTCCGAAAAGGTGATTTACCTATCACTGTTGGTGTTGACATTGGTAAGTCAGTTAATTCTACTGTTATCACTGGTTGGCAACTGGAACAGGGAAAAGAGGCTAACCATGCAAGGCTTATCTACATTGAAGAGATTAATCCTAGAACAGGTGGACACGATATTCCATATCAGCGTCAACGTATCATGGACGTTGCCGTTGGGTTGGGTGCTGATAGGGTTATTATTGATGCTACTGGTATCGGCGGCGCTATTGAACAAGATTTACGGGTGGCGTGCATAAATGCTGGTATGCATTTTATACCGTTCGTTTTTACTGGTGGTCCGAGAGGTAGCAAGACTCAAGCCTATCGAGATTATCAATCGTATATTCAACAGGAAAGAGTAAAGATACCTCACCCTGAAGGGTTGACTGGACTGGCAGCCAAATATGTTAATAAGTGGATAAGAGAACATATAGAGTTACAATATGTTATGGACGCGGCTAACAAAACAGAAAGAATAGCTGCACCAGACGGTAAGCATGATGATTACTGTGATAGCAGTATGATAGGATTGCATGCTACATTAACAATGTTACCAGCCTCTGCTGGAGGTTCTTTTGGTAGCAGTAGTGTTTCATCAAAAAACAACATGAGTTACAAAGCTGGGGGAAGAACTCATGCCCCATTTAAAACCTTGCGGAGACGTAAAACGCGTCTTAATAAGCGAAGTATTGGTAATATATGACGAATAACGGCAAAAGCTTTATATACTATATTGAGGTTAAATATAAATAGCCATGTCGTTGTATGATAATATTAGACGACGGTTTGCCACCACTGGTAGCAACCCCCCGTTTAAAAAAGATGACCCACGCAGTTTTGGGGCAGGTATAATCAAAAGGATTAAACTCCAAAGACAAGGTGGTTACAGAATCAAAGATTATGAATCACATATAGGTAACAACAGAACTTATATGAATGTGTATCTTTCTGACCCCATTGTACGAGGTTTGATAGACCTTCCTTGCTTTTATGCTGTTAAAGATTGTTTTGATATAGTAACTGAGCACGATGACCTTAGAGATGAGATTGAAGAAATGTTCAGAGATATCAATCTTGAACAGACATTATATGCTTGGGTTAGAAATGCGCGTATTTTTGGGACAGGATATATGGAGTGGACTGGAGATAATCTAGTAGTACGCTCATCTCAGAATATGTATGTACAGCGAGATGAACATGGTCAGATTATGTATTACTATCAGGATGTAGGTGCTGATAAAGAAAACGTTAGATTTGAGGCCGATGAGATAATAGAACTGAAGAATAATGAGTTTGATGACTACGCATACGGATTAAGCGATATTCATCCCATTCTCTATTTAGTAGATTTGAAAGATTATGCAGAGCGAGATATAGGCGCTGCTCTTAACAAATATGCTACATCACGCTTTGATATATCGTGCGGTTTACCAGACATGCCCTATGGACCTGATAAAATAAATGAGATAGTTAGTGCTTTCAATGGATTAGAGCCCGGTGAAGATATTATTCACGGTAACGATATAGAGATTAAAGAATTGCAAGGCACACAAAGAGCATTCGAATATGGTAAATATACCGATGACATATTAGACAAAATCCATATGGCGCTTAAGGTTCCGCGCACTATGTGGACTGACCCTGAGAAGGCACGTCCTATTTTTGAGCCGTATGTTAGATATTTACAGACTATGATAGAAGGAGCTCTTAATTCTCAGTTGCTACCCCAATTAGAGAGTGGGGAAGCTAGATTTAAGTTTAGACAAATTAATGTAGAAGATGCGTTCACTAAAGCTAAGACAGATATGATTTACCTGTCCGAAGGCGTATTATCGCCCGGTGAAGTAAGGGAAGAGAGAGGTCTCGACCCTGAAGGAGCAGAAGAGTTAGCAAATCAAGTAGAAGAAATAACTACAGAAGGCAGAGCGGAAGTAAAGCCTACTGAGAGTAGTAAGAACGCAAATGTATCTGGTGGAAAGAACACAGACAAGAAAGAAGAAAGCGCCAGAGCACAGAACAGAGGCAATAAGCCGTCCGCAAACGCAACGGGAGATAGAAAATGACTTACAACAAATGTGTAACAACCGTTAGCAAATCGCTAAAGAAACGTGGCTATGAAGACCACGATGAGAAAGCTCAGGGTATGTGTAATATCTGGGCGGAGGAAAATGGCGTCGAGCGGGAATTTGGAAGAACAACCCCAACGGAACCAGTGCGAAGGTCGTTTGCAATAACAGTTGCAGAAGATTCAGATTTTACACTTAAAGAAAGCGATGGGATTTCTACCGTAGAATTTCCTGTAATCGCTATTACGTCCGGTCCTCATGAATATGAGGCAGATGGGCAATCACAAAAAGTTTATATTGAGGGAAGTATGTTGAAGGACAGTCTAGAGTTATTCAATGAACTCCCCATTTATATAGACCATCAACGAACAACCGAGGATTTAATCGGCATGGCTACTGACCCTCAGTTGGTTGAGATGGACAATGGAAAGACAGCAGTGAAAATGTTAGCTACTATTCATAATAACAATGGTAGAGGACAAGAAGCAATGGATAAAGTGAAAGAAGGGGACATGACCCACGTAAGCATCGATTGGTTTTCCAACGATGTTGACGTCATGGGCGATACATTCGCTACCAAGTTACGTCCCACGGAGGTAAGTTTTATCGATAATAAATCGATGGACCCCGTCTGTAAGGAATGTACAATTGAAAAGGAATGTGAATTACATGTATCCAAAGACTCTCACGACTGCGGTTGTGATGGGGAACATGGAGCATGTCAATGTGAAGACGGGAAGACAGAGGTAACTATGACAGAAGAAAAAAATGTAGAAACTAATGTCAAATCCGATGCAGAGAACATTGTCGAGCGCGAGTTCGCTTCACTGCGTGTAAAGCTAGAAGAGGCAGAAGCTTCCAAAAAGGAAATCGAAAATCAGTACAAGGATGCACTCAAACAACTTGAGACATTCCAAGCTGCTGAAGAAGAGAGACTTGAAAAAGAAGCAGAGGCCCGAAAGCTAGAAGCAGTTGAAACGATTATATCTAAGGAAATTTTATTTGGGACAACCCAAGAAGATTCTAAAGATGCTCGAGTCGCGGAACTCTCCGCATGGGACGAGATGAAGCTGACTGGATTCAGCGAGGCACTGGCCTTAGTACCAGAGCCACAAGCAGATGTCGAACGTTCATTTGGAAAAGGAAAAGCTAACGAAGGTGAAGCAATTCCTGAGACCGAAAGAAAGTTTGCCGTCAAGATGGTCAATGGTAGAATTACCCTTGACAAAGATGTCCTAAAGGGCATTAAGGAGAACTAAAAATGGCAACAGAAATTTTAGTAAATGATGGTGGTGCACCAGCAAGGATTATTCCTTTCACAGCTGGTAGCGCAATAACCGCAGGATACGCCCTTCAGATGGGTGCAGATGCAGAAGTAGACACAATAACAGGAGCAGATAATGTTATGCCTGTTGGAGTCGCTTTTACTGACGCAACATCTGGAAACGTAGCCAGCGTAATCACTGGTAAAGGTATAATCTTGAACATGTATTGTTCAGGAACCATAGGACGAGGAGACAATGTAGCTACATTAGCTGACGGTAACCTTGGACAAGCAAGCGCATCAAGCGTAGCTGTTGGTACTTATATCGACCCAAGTGGTGCGCACTCAGGCGCAGCGACCTTACAAAAGGTCCTGTGGGGTTAAATACTTAGGAGAAGATTAACATGGTTGATGCAACACCCGGTATACTAACAACCCTGAACACTGGGTCCGTTAATGGCGGACTTGGTGAGCGAGTACTTATTGACTACAAAGATGCAATAATGGATTACAAGGTCACAGACCTTGCTGTTATGCAATTCTTTGCAGAACCAATGACTACCGACACAGGGGGTAATATTGATATTACTTTGAACAGACCTAGCATGAAGCTAGAACAAATAGACGAGGGCACGACCCCGCAATACCAACACACAAAGCTACGCTCTGAGCGTATCGCTGTGAAAGAATGGGGACTTGCGGTTGGAGTAACTCGCAGAATGATTGAAGATTCACGTTTCAACGAAGTTGAGATGGCTTTGAATGAGGCTCGCAGAGCTGTAGACCGTCATATGACCGACAACATAGTTAAGGTTATTTTCGGTGGCAACGCTGCTGACTCTACGTTCGGAACTGTCGCAATTGACGAGACAACCTCTGAAGCAACAATCACCACGTTTTCATCTAATCCATACTCTGGATTTTATGGAACTGGAATGGTCGCCGCTGATATTGACAGTGGAAGTTCACGAATTAACTCTTACGGTAACGAAAGTGACGCAAGATTAATTTTGAATTCCTATGTACGAGCAGCTGGTGGCTCTGCCGGAGACCTCGCTCTATCAGACGTAACTACAGGAATTGACAGGGTAGCAACCCGCGGATACACAGCAAGTCACTTGTTTATATCCCCAGCTCACTACAAGTCCCTATTAGACTTGGGTGACTTCGTCACTGCTTTCACAGCAGGACAGGGAGAAGCAGGTGCAGCACAGAATCCAACAACCGCTGCTATGATGCCCGGTTCACCAGTCGCAACGACTGCACGAACTGGAATCGTAGGAAGCATTTACGGATTAACTGTAGTTGTAAACGCTTGGGTTCCATCCACTCGATTCGCAGTATTCGATTTGGGTACTAAACCTATGGTTTATGTCGAGAGGAGACCACTGACTGTTGAAGAGGCAAACCCCGGTTTCGGGATTGTCGGTTCATACATGTCAATGAGATACGGTTTGAAGGTTATACGCCCTGAAGTGGGTGTTATCTTCATCAACGGTGCCTCAGGTTAATCTTTATTAAGAGTTTGGACTTTAATTAAGATAGGCTCGGAGGGAGCCTTAATCCCTCCAACATATATTTTCACATGTTCCTTGTGAGGAGTTCCAATGGCTAGTAGACAATTAAGAAAAGAATTACAAAGTAGAGAAATCGGGACCGCAACGAAGCCTTGGGTTTTGTCTAAAGTTCAATCAGGCAGTCAAGGGACTCAAGGTGCTTTGGGTACACAAGGAATTACAGGAACTCAAGGAACAGATGGTGCTACTGCATCTCAAGGTGCTACGGGAACACAGGGAACTGCTGGTAGTCAGGGTAGTCAAGGAACTGCTGGTACTCAGGGTAGTCAAGGAACTACAGGAACTCAGGGAACTACGGGAACTCAAGGCACTACAGGAAGTCAAGGAACACAGGGACCTCAAGGAACCACAGGTACGCAAGGAACTCAAGGTACTCAAGGAACACAGGGACCTCAAGGAACTACAGGCGCGCAAGGCACTCAAGGAACTCAAGGTACTCAAGGTACTCAAGGAGTTCAAGGAGTAAGAGGCATTTTTGGTGGTGACAGCCAAGAATTTAATTACAGCAGTTTCGACATTACTGCTGGCTCACCGGGACAAACTAATTTTGGATTTAATATTGCATTGCCCGGTGGAGGAGGTGTACCCAATTACGCTTTAATTTCAAAGGTGGGTATATCTGATTTTGATATTAATACTACAGATGTAAGTGCGTGGAATGATGCACTAGATGATGGTGGTAGTACTGTCAGAGGACATTTAAGAATTTATAAAACAGCTGATGCTGATACATGGGTTACATTCAATATTACAGGAGCTAATGCAGCTGGAGGAACTGGCGTTACAGCATATGAAGAAGTACAAGTAGCCTATGTAGATAGTAATAGTTATTTCACTGCTGCTGATGATTGTGTAATTACTTTTGTACAATCTGGAGATGTAGGTTCTCAAGGAACTACAGGAACTCAAGGAACTGATGGTACTCAAGGAACTGATGGTACTCAAGGAGCTACTGGTACACAAGGTACGACAGGAACTCAGGGAACTACAGGAACTCAAGGAACTACTGGTACTCAAGGAACTACTGGTACACAAGGTACTACAGGAGCTCAAGGAACTCAGGGTACTACAGGAACACAAGGAACGACTGGTACTCAAGGAACTACAGGAGCTCAGGGAACTACAGGAGCTCAAGGAACTCAGGGTACTCAAGGTATACAAGGAATTACAGGAACTCAAGGAACTACAGGTACTCAGGGTACAACTGGAACCCAAGGAACTACTGGTACTCAAGGAACTACAGGTACTCAGGGTACTACAGGAGCCCAAGGAACTCAGGGTACTCAAGGTATACAAGGAATTACAGGAACTCAAGGTGCTACTGGCACTCAAGGTGCAACAGGAACTCAAGGAGCTACGGGTACTCAGGGTACAACTGGAACTCAGGGAACCACAGGAACTCAAGGAATACAGGGAATAACAGGGACTCAAGGAACAGACGGTACTCAAGGTACTACAGGTACTCAGGGTACAACTGGAACTCAAGGAACTACTGGTACTCAAGGTGCAACAGGAACTCAAGGAACACAGGGAATACAAGGAGTAACAGGAACACAAGGAACAACTGGTACACAAGGTACTACAGGAACACAAGGAACTCAAGGTACTCAAGGTATACAAGGAATTACAGGAACTCAAGGAACTACAGGAACTCAAGGAACTACGGGCGCTCAGGGTGCTACAGGTACTCAGGGAACTACGGGCGCCCAAGGAACAACGGGAACTCAAGGTACACAAGGAACTCAGGGAACTACGGGAACACAAGGAACGACTGGTACTCAAGGAACTACAGGTACTCAGGGAACTCAAGGAACCCAAGGGACACAAGGTACTCAAGGAACTAGTGGCTATCGAGGAGGAACTCCATATACTTTCGATACGGCTACAAGTGACGCAGACCCCGGTGCGGGGGATTTTAGATTTAATCACGCTACATTCAGTAGTGTTGATGAAATGTATATAGACGATGATGACGCCGATGGTAATGACCAACAGGCATGGTATAGAACATGGGATGATAGTTCATCCAGTGTTGAAGGAACACTTATAATACAATCAGCAGATGGTAGTGATACATCATATGCTTCTTTACAAATAACAGCAGTCTCAGAAGAAACAGGTTATTTCAAATTAGACGTAGCACCAGTCGTCGGTTCAGGAAACCCACCATTTAGTAATGGTGAAAGAGTGGTTTTAGAATTTAATAGAACTGGAGACAAAGGTGCACAAGGAACCCAAGGTACTACAGGAACTCAAGGAACAACGGGAACTCAGGGAACTACTGGTACACAAGGTACTACAGGAACACAAGGTACTACAGGTACTCAAGGAACTCAAGGAACCCAAGGTACTATAGGAACTCAAGGAACTCAAGGAACTCAAGGAATTACAGGTACTCAAGGAACTACAGGAACTCAGGGAACTACGGGAACACAAGGAACTACAGGAACTCAGGGAGCAATAGGAACTCAAGGAGCTACGGGTGCTCAAGGTACTACAGGTACTCAAGGTACTACAGGTACTCAAGGTACTCAAGGAATTCAAGGATTACAAGGAATTACAGGAACTCAAGGAACTACAGGAACCCAAGGAACTATTGGTACTCAAGGTACACAAGGTACTGATGGTACAGTAACAGGTGGTTCTCAAGGTCAACAAGGAATTCAAGGTATTAAAGGAGATACAGGAACTCAGGGTACTACTGGTACACAAGGAACTACTGGAACACAAGGTGCAACTGGAACACAAGGTACTACAGGAACTCAAGGAACTCAGGGAACTATAGGAACTCAGGGAACTACGGGAACTCAAGGAGCTACGGGTGCTCAAGGTACTACAGGTACTCAAGGTACTACAGGTACTCAAGGTACTCAAGGAATTCAAGGATTACAAGGAATTACAGGAACTCAAGGAACTGATGGTACTCAAGGTACTACAGGAACTCAGGGAACTACAGGAACTCAGGGAGCTACGGGCACTCAGGGAACTACTGGTACTCAAGGTACTACAGGAACTCAAGGAACTGATGGTACTCAAGGAACTACGGGTACACAAGGAACTACGGGTACACAAGGTACTACAGGAACTCAGGGAACTACAGGAACTCAGGGAACCACAGGAACTACAGGTTATCGTGGAGGAACACCATATACTTTTGACACAAGTACAAGTGACTCCGACCCCGGTTCAGGGGATATTAGGTTTAATCATGGCACTTTCAGTAGTGTTGATGAAATGTATATAGATGATACTGATGAAGATGGAAACGACCAACAGGCATGGTTTAGAACATGGGATGACAGTACATCAACCGTATTAGGAACAGTTATAATTCAATCAGCTGATGGTTCAGATACTTCATATGCTTCTTTACAAATAACAGGTACAGAAGAGAAGAGTGGTTATTTCAAATTTGATGTATCACCAGTTGTGGGGTCAGGTAATCCACCATTCAGTAATGGTGAAAGAATTACTTTATCTTTTAGTAGAACTGGTGATAAAGGTTCACAAGGAGCACAGGGTACAACAGGTAATACAGGTAGTCAGGGAACTACGGGAACACAAGGAACCACAGGAACACAAGGTACAACTGGAACACAAGGAACTACAGGAACACAGGGAGCTACAGGAACTCAAGGAAGTCAAGGAACTGACGGTGATACTGGAAGTCAAGGAACAACTGGAACCCAAGGAACGACTGGAACACAAGGAACCACAGGAACGCAGGGAACTACTGGAAGTCAAGGAACAACTGGAAGTCAAGGTACTGATGGTGATACTGGTACTCAAGGAACTACAGGAACTCAAGGAACTACAGGAACTCAGGGTACTATAGGAACACAAGGAAATTCTGGTCCTCAAGGAGCGACTGGAACACAAGGAACGACTGGAACACAAGGAGCGACTGGAACACAAGGAACTACAGGAACACAAGGAACTACAGGAACACAAGGAACTACAGGAACACAAGGAACAACAGGAACTCAAGGAACTGATGGTTCAACTGGAAGTCAAGGAACTCAGGGTGTAAGAGGAGAACTTGGTGGTGTTGGTGCTCAAGGTGCACAAGGTATTGCTGGTACAACTTCTTCTCAAGGTACTCAGGGTATTAAAGGTATAGACGGAAGTAATGGAAGTCAAGGTACTACGGGTGCTACAGGTACTCAAGGTACTACAGGAACTCAAGGAACTAATGGTTCAACTGGAAGTCAAGGTACTACAGGAACGACAGGAACACAAGGAACAACTGGTACAGGTTCTCAAGGTACTACAGGAACTACAGGTACTCAAGGTACTACAGGAACTCAAGGAACTAATGGTTCAACTGGAAGCCAAGGTTCTCAAGGAACAATAGGTACAGGTGTAAGAGGAGGAACTAATTATGAGTTTGATACTGGTACATCAGATGCTGACCCCGGTGCTGGTAAATTAAGATTCGATTCTGCATCAATGTTATCAGTAACTGAAATGTATATTGATGATGCAGACCAAAATGGAGTAGATTTACAACAATGGTTTGAAACATGGAATGATAGTACATCAACTGTTGAAGGACATTTAGTATTCCAAGAAAAGGAACATGATAATGGAGAATATTTAGTAGCTGAAGTAGATAGCGTTACATCAGCTACAGGTTATTATAAGATAGGTATAGACCCTATATCTTTCTCAGGAAATCCACCAT